CTGGGGATAGGCACCGGGCTTGGTGGGTTTAGTGTAGGTAAGAGTAATATCTGTACCCTCCGTAACGTCTGTGACGTCCCCATATTCCGGGTCTAAAATGTAGCCAAGAAGAAGTTCATATGCGGTCTTACCATAACCGTACACCTTAATTCCCTCATCTTCTCGACCACGAACCACAACGGGAGAGAAGTAGCGAGTGCGTACAAAGAGTGCCTTTGCAAGCTTCTTACTTTCCTCATCGTTGCTGTCGCTTCCTTCTCGCCAAAGCGAGGAAGCGAATTCGCAAATAGGACACTCTTCTCCATAGTTGCGTTTGGGACAGAGGACTCCTCCTCTATGTTCACCAACATTATAATGGAAGAACATTTCCTTCAAAGGATCTCCGTCCTGTGTGGGGATGATACGAATATCTGTATCCCCCTCGTCGGGTTTGAACCAGATAGACTGGCCATCCCCACTATTTTGGCCGCGCAAAGTTGCGAGCTTGCGGCGCATAAGCTCCATATCAATTGACATTATTCATTTTCTCCTTGTGTGAATAAAGTATATCACTCTTGCTCTTCTTTGTCAAGAGTATTTTCTTGTATTGCGTTAGTGTGGGCAACGCAGAACCCAAAGTCATCATGTTCTGTTTCATAAATTGCATAAGAAATTTTGCGAAAAGTATTTTTAGGCTTTTCTTTAAGAGCATCGACCAACTGTTTGTGTAAACCACCTTCGGTGGCCAATCTTTCTTCGTTTATACATATATAATAACACAACTCACGGGGGTTGTCAAGGTCAAAAAGCCATTTTTCTTCTAAAGAATTAACATCTAACATTCCCAAGGTTCTAATGCGATGGATGTCTGCGGGCTTAGAGACTTGGCCAATCTCTGGCTCGCTAAATTCAAAGTAGTTTAAATAGTGGATGGTCGAGAAGATAAACTCATTAAGCATTTCATAATAGTTTTTAATGGGTACTTCACCCAAGGCTTCTTCTAGTTTTAAATTAGATATCAAAGTAATAGAGCTAAACAATCCTGAACGTGCATATTCTTGCAGGACTCCAAATGTTATACGTTCTAAAATTTGGGGTGTCCCCGTTAATAGCTCGATGTCAGGTCGGATATAAAATAAATCTATTTTTTTACCTTTGATCTGCTCTAGAATTCCGAGGGTATAGTTCGAACTCATCGATGAACCCATAACAAATACTTGCACGCGTTCTCTTATATTGGCGAAGACTTTCTCTAAATTAGGAATGTTTTCCTCATAAGCTTCGGGATCGCCAAGGTTCTTGAGCTTAACTTTAAACTTACTATTGCGTGGCACGTTATTATTTAGCGAATAAACTTCATAGTTCTCGTGGGTAGCAAACTTTTCTGCGATAGCCGATGCTGCATTCCCTATTCCAATTACTGAAATCATATCTTTAACTCTTGAAGCTCATAATAATTCTTTCCACAACTTAAGTTAACCATGAAGGTATCCAAAAGATTATTAGCAAAAATTTCTTTTATCTGTGGCACCAGTGTGCGATCTTCATCTGCCAGATCAATCACCAATTCATCATGAACGATGTGGGATACAAACGATTTCTTTCCTTCTAAAAACTTATCTACTGCGACGGCGCGCTCCATAACCAAATCGGCTGTGGTGCTTTGAATCAAATAGTTTAAAGCTTTGCGCGGCTCAACTTGTATACGACGCTTAAACACTGTTTTAATATACCCTTTATCATACCATTTGTCAAGAACTTTTTCGCGATGGTAAATATTAAATTCACTGTTCGCTGCATCAGGGTTGTAAAGCCATGCAAAAAATTGAGTCTTGGCGTCGGCGCGATCTATCTCCCCTTGAATAAGATTTTTAATGTGCCACTCATGCACGTCTTCTTGTGGTTGTGTCTCTCCAGCGAGCGCAATAAAGGTGCGTACCTCCGCAGCGTTATAATCCAAGGACAACAACCAATCATTGTGGGGTTTTAATAGTTTTCTAAATTCTTTTTGCGTGGTGAGTACAGGAAAGCTTTGGGAATAAGTAGTCAGCCTGCCTGTGACGGTTCCAAACAAATTATAATCTATATAATTGGGTCCGCTTAAAAGAAGCTTAGCTCGTTTCGAATCGCGTGAAGATAAATGTAGATTTTTACAACCCTCGTTGTTTAAATTCAACGGCTGGTAGCGTATCTTATATAAAAGCTTTTCAATATTGTGCAGGTGCTCATAGCATTCGGGTTTTGTATGCGTCTCAAAAACATGTTCAGTAATTTTGTTTTTAATCTCGCAGAACTCTTTAAGAAAGTCTTCCGGTACAAGATCAAAAATACAATGGTCTCGCATGCTCACTTTGGCAATCTGAAAAGATTTAATGTAAGCCCTCAAGCGTTTTTGTGTTCTCTTGAGGACGTCTTGGAGTTCCGGGGGGCACACCTGATTCAATGCTAACCCCTCTGCGTACAACCATGCGTAATCTGCGGTGGTGTCTACCAGTGATCCTGAATACTTCCAGGTCTTGGTTAGGTTCTCAGGAAAGTTCTCATAATAAAGCTTCCCGTCTGTATAAATCCCTATGCATTCAGCTTTGTCGTCAATAGTCTGAAATATCATCCCGCACCAAACGTCTATATCTTTCAATATAACTCGCTGAGCCCCGATAGTCAAATGTTTTATTTAAAATTCTTTCAAATACTAGCAGGGAGGCCCGGGAGCCTATCTGTTCTGCGGCCCGCAGACAATCTGTTGTTAACATGTTACGCTCATTGATAGAAAACTCAGATTCTTCTTCTAGAAATCTCAGGTGACAATACACACGCAAAAAATAAGCTTCATCAAATTCCGCTTGCAGTTCTTCTAATGTATAAGACAACGGAATAACCATTTTGCGACGGACTTTTCCATTACATTCTTCATAGGCATAAAACGATCCATACTTTACCATATTATATAAGCGCAGGAGAATCGAACTAAAGTTGTCAAAATATTTATTGTGCGAATGTTCATAGTTGTTATGGAGGACTGCGGCGGTTGTCGGAGAAAAATATTTAGCTGACAACTTTAACATCCCAGGCGCATCGATGTCACAGACGAGGCGCCATGGCACGAATTGATCTACCATAAAGCCGTAGTCATTACATGCGTTAAGATAAAAGGCCCAATTCTTGCTGTTAACAAATTGATTTATCTTTTCATCGTCGTTAACGGGATCGAGATCCGCTATCTCAATAGCTAAGCCACTCGTCATAATGCTGCAGCGTCGGCTCTTGATGTACGCAGGCTTAGTGAAGGGCACTGTGTGCAGCGTACTTTCGAGATATACTACAAGATGTTGCATGAACTCTTTAAAATTCCTTACCTTAATTTTATCAGCATCGAAGAGATCTTTCAAGGTATTTAAATAAATATCCAAATAATCGCTATACAAAGACTCGTGGCTAACATGTGCTTTGTGGACCTGCAGCCGGCTCAAGAAGGGATCTGTCGTATCAATAATGCCTTTGGCTGCACATTTTTCAAACTCTAAAGCCATATGCTCGAAGGCATCTACCACAAAAGAGAGGGCTTCATAGCTATCTTGGGATGGCCCACTAGAACGAAAGCCTTTAAAGCCTGCGAACAAAGCGGCTTCGCGGGGGATGCGGGTTTGAATGGGAACAAAGAATCGGTCGACGCGTCCAAAGAGATACTTCTCTCCTAAGTTGAAATCCACAAGATTCCGGGCCTGTCCAGCTAACTGCATTCTATACATTAAACGCTTCATGAATAATGTTCTGGTTGGTTCGTGGTTTGTATCGGTATAAAAAGTTGACATAAATTACTTCTCCGTACCAGATGTAGGAATGACATCAGCACCAGACGGCCCTGCAGCAGTCGGGTCGCGACCTGAATAAATATCCTTGTTGGGAGAGCCCACAGTATCGGCCGCGGAGCGATCACCGCCGGCGCCCTGGAGATCGCCCTGCCCCGTAACTCGTGCAAAGGCCGGGGCGCCGCCGGCCTGGGGCTGACACTTTTCGGGGCGCGGACGATTGATAGCATATTCATTATTATCTTCTTCGGCGCCTTCTTCGCGGGTGACACCCGTTCTTTCGGCAACCCATTTGGCACTTAAGCGACTCTCGGCTTTTCCTGCTCCGAAAGAATGCTCGGAGCGATATATCATATAATACCCTCCCACACCAAACTCAGTTAGATCCGTGCGCTTGGAATCTCCTACGCCGGCTGATTGTGGCGCGAAACCGCGGGGGTCGACGAAGATGTATTTGCCCGGGAAGGCTCCCACATCTGCGAAGGTGGTAATCTCGGCATCATAAACTTCTCTCAATTGTTTTAAGCCATCGTAGCCATCTTGTTCAAATCTCACCTCTTTAAGTCCCGGAGAGGAGGTCTTTTTAAGATCGATCTTCTTCACAATTCCCACGTCTTCCCCCATGATATAGTGCATGATGCCGCGGTCGCGATCTTGTATGACATCTCCATTCATGGCTTCCTTGGGAGTGGCGCGACCGCCATAATAAATAAGATAATTAGTCTCTTTAGATAGGGGGCCGCGGCCATCGCCTCCTTCGGGGCCTGCTATGTTTAAGACGGGATAAGACACGTACTGCGACGGCGAAGCATTTTCCGGGAGAAGAAAGGCGCCTGGGCCCGGGGTCGAAATAATCAATGGCCAATCTTTCTGTGGAGTATCCTCCCCGCCGCTCCGGGCATGCCGGGCTAGGTGAGCAAGTGCCGTTAATGTATCTATCCCGGCGCCATATTCGGAGGACGCATAATCAGTCAAGGATGTCTGGGCCATCCGCACGCGTTGTTTAATAGGTACCTTAAAGCAGGTGTCATCATTCAGATAGTTGCGAATCAACACATTAAAGAAATCATTTAAAAACATAGGCAACGGGTATACCGATTCTTCTTTTTGCAAAAGCTTTTCGGTGAGCCAATCAATAAAAAATTTAACTGATACCGGGAGATCTCCCAATGAAATAAGATATTTTTGTGAAGGGTCCTTGGGAGACACAATCTCTATAGGTCCGAGGACAGCCCGAAATTTTTTAAAGTGTTTTTTAAACTTTTCGATCTTTTGCTTTTCTTCCTCTTTGTCTTGAGGGGTAACAGGGCTCGTAAAAGTATCAATTGTATCCGGCATCGCTGTTAAGTAATTTTCAATGCCTGCCAAGACTTGATCAATCAAATTAAAAACATAAAAATAAGGTAGTTGTTGTTTTTCGGTGCTATTGAGAACCTCATTGATTCGATCCGTATTCCATTGAGCCTCGCCGAATTCATCTCCGGCGTCCCTGGCGCGGGCTGATGTTTCTATCTCGTTTATGAGCGACTGATCATCCGTGGGCATTTCACTAATAGAAAAACCACGCGTTTGGGTGCCCTCTCCTCCCACCGGGCCAGCAAAAGCACCCATTTTTTGCCAGCGAATTAACTCGTCATAGCCTAGGTTCAGGAATCTAATTTTCTTATTTTCCACCATGGATTTCATAAGTTGCTGCAGGCTGGCCACTTTATCATTTTTAATAGCGTTCTGCTCCCTCTCTTTAAATTGAGATATTGCATCGGAATTACAGTCGGCACTTAGACTATTAAATTCCAGTTGGCGGGAGAGCATTCTTCCTCCAATTTCTACATTGGAAAAAATATTGAAAGTGTTCTGATCAAAAAAGTCTTCAATATATGCAAGGTAATTGATGGTAAATGTAACGCGGCCCATTTCATCAAAGGCAAAATCATGAACAGTCGGAGTTAAATTAAGAGTTACATATGAATGTTTGATAGCTTCTTTTAAGGCTGTGACGTGCCCCTGT